GCGGCGATGATCGCGGCCGCCAAAAAGGAAATCCGCCGGCCGCCCAGGCCGAAGGCCAAGCCCGCGAAGTTGAGCGACCGGTGGGCGGTGCTGATCGTGGCCGACACTCATTTTGCTAAGTACGCATGGCACCGATCCACGGGTGACCAAGACTACGATCTTTCGATTGCCGACCGGCTTGTCGGCCAGGCGTCCGCCGAGCTGCTTGAGGTGGCCGCCCGGTACAAGCCCGGCCGGCTGACGGTCGGGATGCTGGGCGACCTGTTTCATTACGATCGGCCTTCCGGCGAGACAACCAAGGGGACGCCGCTTGAGCGGGATGGCCGCCTGCAGAAGATGATCGAAGTCGGCTGGGGTTCGCTGATCGGCTTGGTTGAGAAAGCCGCCGAGACGGCCCCGGCCGACGTGACGATCGTGCCCGGCAACCACGACGAGAGTTTGAGTTGGGCCTTTCACCGGATGCTGCTTGAGCGATACAAGGCCGACAAGCGGGTGATCGTTGACGAGGCTTACACGTCTCGCAAGTACGCCAGCCACGGCCGCAACCTGCTTGGGTTTGCTCACGGCAACCACGCCAAGAAAAAACTGCCGCAGCTCATGGCGTTGGAGTCGCCGGAAATGTGGGCAACTTGCCCATACCGCGAGATTCATACCGGCCACCTTCACCACCAGGCGGCCGAGTGGTCGCGGCCGATCGAAACCATCGACGGGGTGCTCGTGCGGGTAGCCCCGTCCCTCGGGCCGGCCGACGACTATCACGCGACCCACGGCTGGGTTCACAACCGGCAGGCCATGGAGCTGTTTATCTACGACCACGGCGGCGGCCTTGAGGCCATGCACGTCGCCGGCCCACGGATCGGGGGAAGCCGATGAGCTGGTCGATGCTTCCGGTGGACTATTTGGCCGACGCCAAGCGGCGGGCCTATCGGTATCAAGGGCAGTGGACTGGCACGGCCGGGTCGCTGGCCGCCGACGTTGCCCGGTTGCTCAAGGAGCGGGAGGTGCTCGTGGGGATGATTCCGGTGTCGGCCGAGCAGAGTATTTCGATAGACCAGCCGCCGGCCGCGGAGGCCGCCTTAGACATTGAAGCCGAGTGGGCCGGCGTTCGCAGCCGTCACCAGGAGATGCACCGCCGCATCCGCGACGGCGGCCAAGCGTTCCGGGTCATCGGCATTTCGGGGAGGGCCGGCTCCGGCAAGACGACCGTGGCCGGGATGATCCCGGGGGCTGTTGTCGTGCAACTAGCGGATCCGCTCTATGCCGCATTGGCCGCGATGCTGGGCCTGCCGGAATCGATGCTTCGCAGTCCGCACTACAAGGAAAAACCGGTGCCCGGCCTTGGCAAGTCCCCGCGTCAAATGCTGCAGACGTTGGGCACAGAGTGGGGCCGCGAGACGGTTGACCGGAACATTTGGATTCGACTGCTTGAGCGCAGGATAGCCGCGCTCAGGGATGCCGGGGTCGAGACGGTGGCGGTGGCCGACGTGCGGTTTGAAAACGAGGCGGCCGCCATCCGCGAGATGCCAGGCGGGGAGATGTGGCGGGTCCACCGGGTCGGGCCGGGGACGGCCGCCAGCCATTCAAGCGAGGCCGGCGTCACGCTGCTCGGGCACGAAACTGAGATTCAAAACTACGGGAATCTTGATGCTCTGCGGACCCGCGTGCTCGAGGCCCTTGCGCTGCCGTCGTAGGTTGCGGCGTGCGCCGGTGCGGATGGTGAACAAAGGTACAATAGCGGCTAGGAGACACGCATTTGTTCCGACGTTCCGAAAGCCGCCGCACGGACGAAACATCTTTCCGCCGTGGCAAGCATGGCCGCGAGCCGATCGCGGCCCCCGGCACGGGCGGGGACCATGTTCATTACCAGCCGTCGAAGCAGAGCGGCCTCGGCTGCATTACGTCCAGGCCGAGGCCTACCGTCACGTTTTGGGAGCAGCTTGCCTACGAGCTGGGGTGCAACGTGACCACGGCTAAAGCCCTTTGGGAAAAGGGGCTCATCAAATGACCGCCGACATTGCATCCGCATCGGTGGCGGCCGCCGGCTCTCACGACGATCTCGCCGCGAAGGTTGGGGCGTTCCTCCAATCGGCCAAGGCGGCCGCCGTTGGCGGCATAACTTGGCAGGAGTTTGGATCGCTGCTCGTGGCGTTGCTCCGGCTTGTGACGGAGGCACTGGACACGATGCCCAGGCTGTCCGGCCCTGAGAAGAAGGACGTGGCCCTCGGGGCCGTGGCCGCCTTGTTTGATCTCGTGGCCGTGCGGGCGGTGCCGTTCCCCGGCTTGCCTCTGTTTGCCCTCTGTCGCTCTCCGCTCCGTGCTCTTGTGCTCGCATTGGCGTCCGGTGCTATCGACCAGTTGCTCCCCCTCGTGAGGTCCGCGAAATGATTGCCGTTTGTTTCCTGCTGGCCGCTGCTGCTGCCGTCGCTTTCTGGCCGATGGCGTCGAGCCGCCCGGCGTTTTCCCTGCCGGCCCCCGGGCCGAAACCACTTGCCCATGCGACGTGCCGCGAGGCCCTTGAGCTGGTTGTCGAAATCCGCGAGCGGCTGCAGGCAACGGAAACGCTGGACGACAAGGCCAAGGCCGCCATCGAAATCATCACACTGTCGTTGGTCAACGGGAGCGAGCTGCCGTGAGTCAAAAAAACCGGTACATCATCGCGGCCGTGCTGGCCTCGGTTGCCCTGTTGTTTCTCGTGCCGGCTGGCGACGGTGCTCGGCCGGGGCCGGCCCCGCTGGGGCCGGGGGAGTTCAGCCTCCGCGGGAAGTTCCAGGGGGAGGCGGCTGCGGCGGACGCGGCTTGCCTAGCCGGGCTCTGCGACGAGCTGGCCGATTGGTTGGCCTACGACGGGTCAAAACCCCCGGCCGAGCAGCGGATTAAAACCGGAGCGCAAATTGAGGATCTGAGGATAGCAGCCCGGGAGGGGCGGATGCGGGGCGAGTCGATCGGTGCCCGGCAGCCGAAGGCCCGCGAGGCCATCCAGACATACCTCGACTCGACCGCCGGCACGGGCGGCGGGCCGCTGACGCCTGAGAAGCGGGGCGAGTGGGTAGCGGCGTTCCGTGCGTTGGGGAGGGCCGCCGCCGATGCCGCGAAGTAGGTACAGCCTCGGGGCTATTGCGTTTATTGCGTTTGCGGCCTTGCTTGGGTCGCTCGTGCAAATCCTCACGCATCGAGTGGTCAATCACCTCGAAGCCAACTACGGCTACCAGCCGGACCCGGAAGCCACACGCGAGTTCCTTAGGCAGCTTGAGCATCCGACGTTTGGGGATGCCGGTGCCGATGCCGTCCGCCAGGCCAAGCAGGTCGATACGTTTCTCTATCGGTACGTCGACAAGGCGCACCGGGCCGTGTACGGTGTGCCGTGGAAATGCCTTGACCAAGGTTCGGCCGGGACATGCGTGTCGTTCGCTTTTAGCTTGGGTGCCCGGACGGGGCAGGCGACGGATTGGGCGGTCGGCCGGCTGCCCATGCCGCCGCCTACCGTCGCTTCTGAGCCACTGTACGGGGGAGCCCGCACCGCGGGCATGGGCAGGTCGTCGCAGCCCGGGGGCGACGGCGCAACGGGCTCAGGCGCGGCCCGATGGGTTAGCGGCCGGTGCCGTCAGCCCGGGGTCGGCGGCATCCTCTACCGTCAGACCTACGGCCAGTGGAATCTCTCCGAGTATTCGATCCCTCTGAGCCGGCAGTGGGGCGCGACGGGCGTCCCTGACGAGCTGGCCCGCGAGGCTAACAAGCACACGGCCCTCGCGGTTGCCCAGGTCAACACATGGGACGAGCTGTGTGCATCTGTCGAGCGGGGCAGCCCGGTCGTTTTATGCAGCAACGTGGGCTACGGCCGGGCCGATGGCCGGCAGCCCGTGCGGGATCAGTTTGGATTCCTTGAGCGGGGCACCCCTTGGTCGCACGCCATGCTCGTATGGGCAACGCGGCACAAGAAGAACGGAAGCCCGCGGGACGGGGGCCTCGTGCAAAACTCGTGGAGCGAACGCTGGTGCTCCGGTCCGACGTGGCCGGCCGACCAACCGGCCGGCTCCTTCTGGGCCAGCCGCGAGAACATCGAGGCCGCACTGAATCAAGGCGACTGCTGGGCAATCGGCGGCGTGGATGGGTTTGCCTATCGTGATCTCCACAATGGGAATTGGCTACAGCCGGAGGGGGCGAGATGAAGGTCGATAAGAACGTGCTCGTGATCGTGGCCGCCGTCGTCATCGGCGGGCTGGCTCTCCAAACGCTCCCGGCCCCCAACCCCAAGCCGGAGCGGCCGGTGCTCAAGTTCTTGGCAAAGGTCGCCAAGCTGGGCCTATGGGTGCTGATGGCGCACTCGCCTTCCATGCCCAAGGTCTATGCGACCGAACACGTCCACCAGGTCAACGACAACGGCGAACGGATCCTCAACCATAACGAGGGCTGGTGATATGGAGTGGCTACTCGCGCTGCTGACCAGCCTGTCGGCCGACCCCCAGGCATTGCAAGCTGAGCGGCCCCGGGCCGCGGCCGCCGTGGCCGCGGCTTATGCGTCCCTTGCTCCCGATCTGCCGGCTCCCCCGGCACCGCCTGCTCCCCCGGCACCGGGCCGGGGGGCCGCGGCCCCCTGCCCTACTGGCAACTGCCCGAAAGGAAAGCCGTGATTCAATTCGTAACGTGGGTTGTGTTTGGCGTGATCGTCGGCTCGGTGGCGAAGTGGTTCTACCCTGTTGACGATGGCAAGCACGGGATGCTGACCACCCTCGGTGTAGGCGTTGTGGGATCGTTCGTAGGGGGCCTAGCGTCGTTTCTGCTGGCCGCTGGGGAGAGCCCCTACCATCCAGCCGGGTTCGTGTTTGCAATCCTCGGAGCGGTGGCGACGTTGGCCGCATGGAAGTGGTACAGCGAGCAGCAATGACCGATGACGCCTTCGAGCAGCTCGCGGCACACGTCCGATACCGCCTCGGCAATCGGGTGGATTACGCGCGGCCGTGGCGTGTCGATGAGCTGACCAAGCTGGTCGTGCGGCACTGGCCGCACAGTCACCTTGAGGCCGTGGCGGCCGCCGGCCCCAACCACAAAGACATCGACCATGCGATGGCCCTCGTGCGCGCTCAGGTCCGCGAGCAGTGGGAAGCCCGGCACGGGATCGGGCCGCTGTGGGGCCTCGTGCTGGCCGGCGCCGTGTCGGGAACGTGCCAAGTCATCCTCGGGTTGTGGTGGGGCGACGAGCGGTGGCGGGCCGGGCTGAAAGAGATGAGCCGGCGGGCTGTAGAATAACGGGACGATCAAGCGGCCCCGCGCCCACAGCGAGGGTCTGCGGCCGGGCCGGCGTGTGGGGTTATCGCCGGCCCGGCCTTTCTATCTCGTGATCGCCAGCAGTATTTCGATAGCGTCGTGGATGGCACGGGCCACCCGGCTATCGGTGCCCAGCTCTTGCCCAAACTTGACGAGCACCAAGGCCTCGACTGCGCGGCCCCATGCTATGCGTATGCGTGTGCGTGGCACGGCTGTCCCTTCCGTAGCATGAGCTGAGCCGGGAACGGGGCGATAGCCACGGCCCCCGGCGGGGTTGTCCATTCGTAGGTGATGCCATCCGGGTGACGGGACGGCGGGAGGACCGATTGGGCCGCCCGTCCGCCCAGGCGGATCTCGATAGCGTCGGCTTTGACCACGGCTGTCAAAGGCATCCACGACTCCCACAGAAATAGCCGGTGCTCCCCGCGAGCCGATCGCCACGTTGGGGTCGGGAGGTCGAGGACGCCGAAGGCCGCGAGCTGCTCCCGGCCCTCCGGCGTGTCGTACTCAACGTCAACAACGCCGGAGGCCGGGCCGAGCAAGAGGCCGACATTCGATCCGGCCTTCAGCCATGCGGCCACGTCCTGCAGGTTGTCCGTACTGCGGTGCTGCCATGCGGCACCGAGCGGTCGCTTCTCCCGGCGGGCGAGGCGGACAAAGCGGCATCCGGCCGCGGCGAGGGGGGCGAGGTTGTTCGTGCCGTGCATCATCGCACCGCCTTTCCGGCCTTGGTGCTCCACACTCCCCGCGGGGCCGGGATGGAATCCCAAATCTCAACGTAGCCGGAGTCGATCACGAACAGGTCAATCTCGCCGGGCCGCGTGTCCCAGTGAAAATCGAACGAGTTGTAAGGCATATCTAAAACAACGGCGAGCACCGTGTGCTTCTCCCCGCTGCTGGTTTCCGTGACGGTGCCGATCTTGTGCCAGCGGATGGCGGCCGCCGGGATCGCCATGCCGCGGTTGCCAAACCATGCGGCTACCTTCTTCTTGCTCCACGGCGTTTGGTTGTTTGCTCGAAACTTGGTCATGGGGTTGTCCCTCTGGTGGTTGTGGTGGTTGGGGTTGGGATAGGGTCAGAAAGGCATACCAATGTCGGTGCCGTCGATTGGGGTGAGCAGTCGGTCAATGAAGGCCTTGGCCGCGGTGAGGGTGCTGTGCGCGTTGAGCTGGCTACCCCAACGGTCGAGCACCACCCAGCGGCGCGGAAGCCGAACGATGGTGAATCCGCGGTACTCGTGGTTCTTGGTTGCTGGCATGGTCTTAGTCTCCTAGTGGTTGTGGGCCTCGTGGCCCGGTTGGTGAATACTATCCTATCGGCAAGTACGATGCAAGGGGTGAATAAAAACTCGAGTCGGGTTGTCTAGTTGCCGTGTTTCCCGCCCCGCGGGCGACCGCGGCCGGCGGCCGATTGGGCGTAGGCTTCAACGGCGGACTGCAGGGCAAACCATTGGCCGTCGATGACGATGCCGGCGACGTGGCCGCCTTGAACCTGCTGACGCATCCAATAGCGGGAGACGTTGGCAAGCTTGGCCGCGGTGCCGATCGTGATGTATTTGTCGGGGTCGATTTTGGGTGCCATGGCAACCATTGTTGCCGGTCGGCTCTGGTTGTCAAGCATGGTTGTGTCGGGCCGGGTTGTGGGGTGGTGGCTGGGTGGGTGGTGGGCGGGTTGTGGGGCTCAGTCCGCGAACATGGGGACCGTCCGGCAGACGGCCGGCCGGGCCGGGCCGACCGGGGCTCCGGCGGCGTCCAGGTCGAGCAGGTAGCGGTCGGCCGCCCGGCGGGCGTCGGTGCCCCGGGGGGCGTTGGCGTCGGCCGTGGCGTTGTCCTGCAAGGCCATGGCGTCAACGGCTCGGCGGACGGGGGCGGGCAGGTCGGCATAGCGGGAGGCGAGTCGGGCGAATTGGGCTGCGGTCATGGCTGGGGCTCCGGGGTTGGGTTGTGGGTTGTGGGTTGTGGGTTGTGGCGTTGTGCCAAGCCAGCCCGGTGCCCCCCGGCCGATGGCCGGGGGTGGCCGGGACGGCCGGGGCTACCGAACTACCTCGGCGGTGCTGGCAATGTCGCGGAGGATGGCCGCGGCAATGTCGGCCGCGGCTTCGCCCGCGTCGAAGTCGTGCGGGTCAAAACACACTCGCACCTCGTGCACGGGCCACGAGTCGCGGACGGGGTCCAGGTCGATGGCAACGCGGACGACGCCCCGGGGCATCGTGTCGCACAACTGCCCTAAGTACGGGATGTCTGCGAAGTAGACTCGGACGCTGGGGCGTTCTCCGCAGTCGTATTGGCGGCTGGGTGCGATGCCCCCTTCGATCTGCGCGAGCACGGAGTCGGCAACGTATTCGACGGCTCGGGAGTATGGGGTCTGGATAGCCATGGTCATGTTCTCCGGTTGGGGTTGTGAGCTGGTCGGGCGAAGTGCCCGGCCGCCCGGTGCCCGGCCGCCTCGCGGCGGCCGGTGGCCGGGGGGCCGCGGCTACTGGTTGGCCTTGGCGGTGGCGGCTTCGAGCTGCTTGAGCAACTCGCGGGCCTCGTCGCGGGTATCGCAGGTGGCGACGTGGTGGCGGCCGCCATCGGCCGTCATGGATTCAATCTCAAACCAGTAGCAGGCCCCGCGGCTGCGCGGGTCGCTGATTTTGATGATGCGGTAGGTGGCGGGGGCGATGGGCTGGGTCATGGGGTCGGCTCCTTTGTTGGGGTTGTGGGGTTGTGGTTGTGGGTTGGGTTCAGCCGTTCACGTCGTCCAGGTCGAGCACGTTGTCGATGGCTTCGAGCACGATGGCGTCGGGGTCGCAGTCATCCGCCAGCCGGAAGCCGCCGCAGTCAGACACCGGCCGCGTGTCGCGCTGGCCGCCCTTCCGGCGGCGGTAGAGTTCACCGGCCGCGTAATGAATCTCGTCGGTGTAGTAACCGGCGGACGGGCAATCGGGCCAAGCCAGCAGGGAGGCTTGGCAGTCGTGGATCGTGTAGAGCAATTCGGCTTCGCTCATGGTGCGGACCTTGGCCGCGTAGGCGGCGTGGTCGATTACCTTTCCGGCGTAGTTGCTGACGATGGCATAGGCGGGCATGGTTGGGGCTCCTTGGTTGTGCGGCTGGTGGCCGCGGGTTGTGGGGGCGGGCGACGTGCCCGGCCGCCCGTGTGCCCCTCCCGCCGTGGCGGGAGGGGGCAACGGGGGGCCGCGGCGTCATTCGGCGGCGGCGGGCTCCAGGTCGTCGGCGGGCTCGTTGGCGGCCGCGTTGGGCTGCAAGCTGTGGAGATAGGCGGCCGCCCGGCTGGCCGCTGAGGCGGCGGTGAAAATCGCTCGCTTGTCGGCCTTCATGATCCCAAGCCATGCGGCGAGATACTCCGCGTGATCCTCGCGCGGCTTGGGCTCGATCCCAAGGTCCGCGGCCAGAAACGCGGAAGCTAGTTCGGCAATTAATTCTTCGGCGGCGTACTTGTTGTCGCCAAAACGGTTGGCAAGGTCGCGAGCAAGGCGTGAGCCGTGGCCGGTCCAGTGCGCCATCTCGTGGGCAAGCGTGGCCGCGTGGTATGCGGCATCCTCAAAGGCGGCCGCGTCCGGCATCTGGATATAGTCGGCATCGGGCCGGTAGTAGGCGCGGCCGCCACCGTGGCGGATGTCTGCGCCCGTGTTGGCGAAAAACTCCATGGCCGCCGCGATGGGTTCAACGTCGCCGGCCGGCTGGGTTGTGGCCGCGGTGAAGTTCTCGGGCAGGCCGTCGCACTGCTGGGCGTTGAAAACGGCGTAGGTTTTCAGAAACGGGATTTCGCGCTCGTGGGTTGTTCCGTCGCTACCCTTTTCCTCTTTCTTGAACATGCCCGCGAACACTACCGGCGTGGAACGCTCACCCTTTCGGACGTGGCCGCCCAGTTCCCGCGCCTGATTGAATGTCAGCCAGTGCGGGTTTGAGTAGCCGTTGGCCTCCGCGGCCATCCACAACACGAGCACGTTCACGCCGGAGTATGGTTGTCCATTGTGGCGCAGTGGGCGGGAGGCTGCGCCGGTTGTCCATGGCTTGTGCCATGGTGCGACGTCGCCGGATTCGAGGCGGGCGATGATGGCGTTGGTCACGTCGGCGTATACGTCGCGCTTGGTTGTGGTGGTGGTGGTGGCGGCTTTGGGCATGGTTTCGATCCTCTTGGTTGTGGCCGTGTTGGCCGTGTTGTCCGCCCATTGCCCGGGGCGGGTTCGGGTTGTGTTGTGTGTGTTGCCGATTGGCAACAATAGGCTAAAAGGGGGCAGCCTCACGGCGGGGCCGGCCCATGGTTGGGTGACGCTGAAACCATTCCACGTCGGAACGGCTGACGGTCCAATTCCGGCCGGCCTTGACGCCCCGGACCTTTCCGGCCTTGACCATCAGGCGAAGCCATTGTTCTGTGACGTCGGCAATGGCCGCGGCTTCGATCAGGCGGATGAAATCGCCGGCGGCTGGGGCCGGGGCGGCCAGCTCAGCGGCACGGTCGATGGCCGCCTTCATGGCATCGTCGGCATCGGTCATGACCGGGGCCGGGGCGGCCAGCAAGTCATATAGTGCGGTGGTGGCATCGTCGCCAAGTTCGGGGGCAATGGTGGCGGCCAAGTGGGCCGCGCACACGTCGAAACCTTTAAGCTGTGAGTTGTCGCCTACCGTCATGGCCGACCGCTTCGCGAGTTTAAATTGGCCGGCATGGTCATAGCCCATGAAGGCGGCCGCGGCCTTGCGGATGCCGGCAACGCGGGCGACTTCCGCGGCTTCGAGTTCGCGGGCCTCACGATAAATCGTGAGCACGGCGGACCATTCAAGGCCCTTTTCCGCGGCGGCTTTTTTGTGGTCATTCGTTCGCATGGTGGGATTGTAGCCTATCGGCAATAATGGCGTCAAGCCGTGAGCAAAAAAAATTTTTTCGCCGGGCGTCTAGGGGTATTCTCCGAATGGACACTTGGTATCGCGAGAATTTTTTGGCACGGGCGGCCACCTGGTGCGCTCTATGGGTGGTGGCCGTGGTCGGCCGTGGTCGGCCATCGGTCGGCCATCGTGAGGACCGCGGCCATCGGCGGCCGCGGGCGGTCGGCTGGTGGCGGTCGGCCATCGGCCGACCGCCCGCCCGGTCGGTTATCGAAATACTCGACCCGGCCGACCTGCCCCGTGGGGGCCGCCTATCGAAATACTCGCAGCCCCCACTATCGGGGGGAATGGCTGGCAGGCTATCGAACTACTACTTTTGGGGGGGTTATAGTCAGTATGGGGGGTGTGTTGCAAAATGCTACACCCCCACACGGTGGGGGTCCTTCCGGGCCGCCCCGGCCCGGCCCCCCGGCTTCGAACTCCACCCAAGGCCCGAATCTCTCCCGAAGGCCCCCGTAGCGTCAAGGCCGCCGCCGCTGATAGCGGCAGCGTCACACACCGTCACAGGCCGTCGCGAGCCGTCAGGAGGCGTCACAGAAGGCCACTTGACATACGTCAAGCCGACCGATCTACCCGGCCTTCCCCAACCCTATAACGCCCCCCCCCCCCCCCCATTTTGAAACGCGGCGACAACAAGTTCGCGGGGGGTCGCGCATTTCCGCCTGAGCTGCGCGGGATCGAGGTAATTCCGCTCCGCGATGCGTGAACCGGGAACGTGGCCCAAGTGAGCGGAAGCCGAGCCCGGAAATTGGATCTCAACGTCTGTGGCCGAGGCCCGTCGAACCCACTTCCACGTCCCGGGCCGGATGCCTGCCCGCGTGACCAACCGCTTGAACTGATCGTCAAACGTCTCGTGCGAAGCCAACCACGGCGTGAGCAGCTCGCGGGGGGCGACCTCAAGCGAATGACGGACCGCGGCCATCGTGGACGGCGAGAGCTGGCAGACGACGGCCCTTCCCGTCTTGCTCTGCGACATAGCAATGGTGCCGTCCGGCCGGACCATCGACACCGGCAGTGCCCATTGGTCCCCCTGCCGGAGCCCAGTGTCCCAAGCAATGCGAATCGCCAAATCAAACCATGCCGACCGCCGCATCCCTGTCCGGTGCCACCGCTTGAGCGACCGGCAGGCATCCAAGAGCATCGTGATCTCGTTCCAATCCCAGCAAGTAGGAGCCTTGTACGGCACCTTAACCGAGCGGACACGACGAGTCGGCGGATCGCAAATGCCTTCGTCCGCAGCGGCCCTCCACAAGGCCAGCAACCCAACCTTTTTGCTTCGAACCGTCTCCGGCTCGACGCCGCTGGTGGCGTAGTCGCGCAGCCAGGCGGAAATGCTCTGCTCGTCCAGCTCGTCAAGCCGAGCGGGGCCGCCCGCCCACCGCTCGTAAAGGCGGGCGGTGATTTGGTACTGGCGAACCGTTTCCGGCCGCACGTCTCGCAAGAGACTGTAATTGGCCGCATACGCTCCGAGCGTCTGCGGACCCGACTTCGCATACATATTGGCACGTCTTTGGTGTGCCGGCGGGGCTACTCCTGCGACCCCTCCGACGCCTGCCACATCCCCTCGTGGGACGGTGTAGGTAGTGCCATCCTCTTGATGGGTGGCGACCCGTCAAACACCCCGCAAAACCTCTCCAGATCCAACCCTCCAACTGGTGGGGTGGCTTCAGTTCCGTAAACACGTCGCAGGGTTCCAGTAGGCACGTCCTACGGTTGCTGTGCGGCATCGGTCTACGGAACCGAAGGTTGCTGGTTCGAGCCCAGCGGGGTGTATTCGTCCGCCACTCCCACCTTACGGGGGGAGTGGCGG